TTTTTCTACATCTTCGCGTGTCATAAAAAAACTAGAACTATTAATATACATCTTATGGTCATGACCACCACTTCTAAGATGTAACTGTGCTTTATGAGTTCCAGCATCTTCATGTATTCTTATAACAGAATCAGCTCCATTTGCATAGACTTCTAATGCATCACTAGGAGAAGATGTGCCAACGCCAAGCTTACTGCTGACGCTGACAACACCACTACTATCTTGGGTTACTATTTTTTTCCAAGAAGCCATTAATTACTTTTCAAGCTTTTTGACTTCTTTGGTAAAAATATCATCCATTTTTTTAATTACAGTACCTACATATGCACCATCTTCACCTTTAATAGTGACAGATTTTAATGCACTAACAATAAATTGTAGTTCCTGTACATCGAGTTCAACTTTCGCCATCTATGTTTCTCCTATGTATCTTAGACAGTTTGTTAATTACCTTATAAGCAATCTCAACTTCCGTTCCTGAAAATTGAGACTGCATAATAAGTTTTAATAAGAAATCTGTATCTTTAACATTTAAGGATACAGGCTCTTCTTTTTTTACTATTTCAGTAGTTTTTGCGTACCTAGACATCAAATATAAATATAAAGATTACCATTATCTTTATCTGCAAAAAGCATACCATCGCCTCCATTTGGAGTACCTGTAGGTGCATCAGTTCCAAATTGCATTACTGCTACTGGAATATCTTCAGTAAGAGTAGATTTGTAGTCAGATAAAGTCCAACCAGTAAGTTCTCCAGCATTATCCCATTTAAGCTCAGGCCATTCTGCCTCTGTACTACTAGCTTCAACTTGTATACCAGCTCCGTCTGCAGTAGTAGTTGAAGGCGAACCAACGTTTGCTAATTTTACTAATTTATCTTCAACTTGTAAGGTACCAGTATTTATAGTTACTGTATCTCCCTGAACAGTTAAATCACCAGCAATATATACATCGTCTTGTAAACGTATTGATGCTCCTGTACCAACACCACCTGCAACTAAATCAAGAGCAACTCCTGTAGATGCCTGAATTACTCCATTATTAAATGTTAAGTTATCAACAGTCAATTGAGCAAAGGTAGGAGTAGCAGTTGTTGCTACGTCTTGACCTATGCTAAAAGTAGTCCCATTAAGTGCTACACCAGTTCCTGCACTATAAGTAGTATTAGTAAAAGATGATGATATTGTTCCATCACTAGCAATAGTAACGTTACTACCTGCAGTTAATACTCCAGCTACTGCACTTGCAGTTACCTGATTAGCTACAACAAAATCCATGTCGTTGTTAGTATCATCATACGTAACAGTAATACCAGTTTTAGTACCGCCTGATGCCACTAAAGGCCCTGCTATATCCTGAACTTGCTCAGATGATAACCCACCTGAACTCGCCGCCGAATTAATTTGAGCTTGTATACCTGATGTTACTCCATTAAGATACCCAAACTCTGCATTGCTGACATTTGCGTCAATGTCTGTTGCATTAACATTACTGTTTTTATAATCACTATCGTCAGCATTAGTGATTATCTTTTTCCAACTTGCCATAATACCTCTCCTTTGTTTATTTGGCTATGTATAAATCACCATCTATGTAAGCCAAATCTCCAATAGTAGGATTACTTGGTTGTGATGATTTTTCTTGTAAATTAAGTGTTCCTGAAACAACAGACGTGCCAGTCATTTCTAAGCTATTAGAACCCATCCATAAAGGACTTCCAGTTCCATCGCCATCAAATATTCTTTTTCTTCCACTTGTAATACCTTCTCCTGCAGTACCTCCGTATAAATGCAATAAGTCAGGATACGTAGAAGCAATTGTTTTATTGCCTATGTCAGCCATTTATTACCTCTAATGTTGATTGTGTGTTTGGAAAAGTCTGTAGAGAACTTTGTACTACTACAGAATTAATTAAATTTGATTGTACGTTTGTATTTAAGGTTAAAAGACTAGATATAACAGAAGGCGTTTCATCATTCCATGTTGTTTCAAATGCTGACCACGATGTATTTACTGTATTCCACACTTGTCCATATGTTACACCAACAGGTATGTTGTTACTTTCTATATTTGTTGTGGGAACTAAACTCATTTAAAATTCCCTTTGTATAATTTGAATACTATTTTCCTCACTTTTGTGTGAGTTAGCTTCTCTTTTGCCTTCAGCACAAGCCATTTCAAATTTTCGTAAAAAATATTGTGCTTGTGTTATTTCTCCTTTCTTTTCATATCCATGTGCTATAGCCTTGTATGTAATTGCTTCGTGATATTCCATAGGAATTACAGGGCTTTGTGTTACGCCTGTTTCTATTCTTACTCCACCTGCGTTTGTGGCACCATTGTCTGTAGATACAAATGGACTATCGTGTCTTGAACAATGTAAATGCATTGTACCTGCAGTTGGCCCTGTAAAGGTATACCTGTCATCTGTATCTGCTATAGCTATAGCGTCTTTGTCAATCCAATATACTTTCATTAAGTAACATCCTGCGTATCAGGGAATTGTTGCAATCTTTCTATTTTTTTATTATCAACATAAACTGCTTGTATTGATACTATTTCATCGTCAATTTGATACCAACGTTGATTGGCGTTTATTGTTTTACTAAACACACCACGTAAAATTTTTGTTTTCTTTGTAAACTCACGTAATGCTTGATTTAAATAGATACGTATTTCGTTTTCAAGCATTTCAGGATGATGCGTTCTAACAAGTTCAATCATTTGCTCTTGTGTTAATCCATATCCGTGACTAGGAGAATTTGTTGTTGTTGCATTTATTTGTGCCATTTTACTCCTCTACGCTTATTTGTTCAGGCATTCCTGATAATCGTTGTATTTCTTGATTATACATTACCTGCAAGTTTTGCAATTCTTGTTGTGCAACTTGTGCAATTTCAATGTCTTCATCATCGTGAATAAGATTATTTATTTTATGTAGTAATTCACGTATACTAGCACCTAGTACAACTGCGTACTCTGCTAAATCAGGAAAGTTATTAATAGATGTATCATCGTAAGTTGGCGATGGATAAGTAATATAATTTATCTTAGCAATTTTTGTGCTTGTTGGGTCAGGCTTAACATATAATCTACCACCTATAGATGTATGCCCTTCAATATAGTATACAGGGCTACGCCTTGTAGGTTCGTGTATACTTCCTGAACCTGCTTGTAAAAATGCTTTTTTATTTACAGATACTGGAACAACGCCAAAGTTGTCACGTAATACTGCTAAAACACGTTTATTGTTAACTGCATAACCATTTGTATCATTTACAGTTGCAATTAAAGCATCTTCTATTAATACTTCATCAGGCATAGAATCAAGGACTCCTCTTGCAGACTGCTTTAAAAAATCATTTAGTCTATTATGATAAGCAGTAAATGCAGTTGAGCCTTCTATGGCTGGTGTTCCTATTAAAGATTCTATTTGTGTTTTAAAATTCATATATTAAGTGAGGGGGGACAAAGCCCCCCTCTTTCCTCTCCGTCTAAGATGGAACTATCATAAGTGCGTGGGACTCAATCAAGCTTATTCCAATACCTTCGTCAGACATATACTGGTCTTTTACAAAATCAGCATCATTTGGTTGTATTGAAGCTTGGAACTGAGGTGCTCTATACTGAGCATGGAACAAGTTCTCTTCGCTTACAATTACCATGTGCTTATTGTAGTAACCACGTAGTGCAGGAGTTGGAATTAACTGCAACATACCATGAGGTGTCTCAAGTACTCTGTAGTTAAAACCAAGTGCATCACGCTGAATATCACCGAGGTTTACAGTCCAACCGCTATTACCAGCAAATGAACCTGCGTTACCACCTAGCTTAGACCAATATCCTAGTGCACCAGCACCAACAAATGCTTTCCTCATTCCTGAAGTAGGAACATACTGAAAGATTTTTTCCATTTGGTCTACAAAATCGCCATATTCATAGTCATTATCAGCAGAGTTATCAAAAATGTTTTGGCTATATGAAGAACTACTAGACACTCCATGCTTCATTAACGCAGGGATAATACCCATTGTTGAACGAATAGCATTTCCACTAGCGTCAGTTACATCTTCAATTGCACCAAAACCTGCTTTAATTCCTTTTGGGTTTTCACCAAATAAGAATGCACGTTCTTTCTGAATCTTGTGCTCAGATGCTTTTTGGTCACGTAGTCTAGCTAACTCAGAAGACTCGCCTCTTAAAGAAGCTTGTAACAAAGTACCACTAATTTGTAGTGGAGTTTTGAATATCTGAGTAGAGTTATAAACTACTTCCAAGTCATCAGACCATGCTTCAGGAGAAGTTGAACCTTCAGCCTGTGCATTACCAATAATAGTAAGAACGTCATTATCTTCCATATCAAAATCAGCATCGCTTAAGTTCTTTAGCTTAATGGTATTACTAGAATAGCCACCAAGTAAAGCAACTCCTTTAAGTACTCCAGCAGAACTGCGTACTTCAACTTGCAATCCATCTAGGTTAGCACCTATTGCAATACCAACTGGGCTATCAATTCCTACCGCTTCACCAAAAGCTGGACTTGTGCCTTCAGTCTCATGTGCTGAAACTGTTGCTGTAGTAATATCGGCATCGTTGATTTTGATTTCTTGTTTTTGCCACGGATTCTTGTGTTCAAACATTTTGAAAGTTGGGTCTGCCATTCCTGAGATTGTTTGCTGATTAGCAACAACGGTAAGAAATGGAGCTACGTCTGTCCAAAGCTCTTTTACAATATTTGGACGTATGTAGAAATCCCTTCTATCTGTGTAGAGAACACCTGAACTGGCTAGATTTTTTTGACCTGATTCAGCCATAATCTAATCTCCTTATCGTTTATTATTCATTAGAGCCAAGTTGAACATATCTTCATCAGAAAGATTAGGCGTTGTCTCACCTGACTTAATTGCAGTAGGTGTAGGTATTGCCATTCTTTTCTGTTGATTTTGCATCGCTTGGACTCTTTGTTGGGTTTCTACCTCTTGTTGCGATGGGGAGTTACGAAAACGGTCTAGAGCAACTAGATTATCTAGTGTAATAGACTCAGGACTGCTATAAAATTGCATGAACTCTTGGGCTTTATCAGCACTATATCCATATTCATTTACTAATTGACCTACCATATCTTCTTGGGCTTTTTTAGCTTCCATATCTTGACGTTGTTTCAAGACTTGTTGCTCTCTAGCTTCCATTTGTTGTATTCTGTAATTATCAGATTTTTCCTGATAGTCAATCATTGCATCTCTGTAATCGTCTATTGCTACTCTGTATTTGTACGAATCGCTTTCGGTATCCATGTACGCTTCAGAGGGGTCATAGTTCATTGGTTTGGTTGGACGTTCAGGTTTCTTAGGTAAGTCCGCAGATTTCTCGTTAGAGGGAACCTGTGGGTTGTCACCTGAAAGCGACCTAGCTACACCTTTTAAAATGTCAGGATTATCTTGGATATACTCTGCTATTGGAGCAATCTTTTCATATTCATCTAACTTTTTACTCATTGCATCTATTTCACTTGCCTTTTGGTCATACCGTGATTGCCAATACTGATACCTTTGTTGGTCAGTCTCTTTTGGCTCACTAGTTACTTGCTCTTCTTTAGGTGCTACTAAATTAGCATCTAAAGGTTCAAGACTAGCTAATGGGTCTTCGACCTCTTGGGTATTTGGTTCTTCACCCCAGTATTCTGCTCCTTCAGGTGCAGTAGGTTCAGTATCAGCAATACCTTCGGTCATGGTTTCTTCTGTCATCTTCTTATCTTTCTCCCAATTTGTTTATCCAACAGCAACTGGGTTTATTGGTTCAGACTCTATTTCCATTGCCCTTCTTTCATTCCTGACCTGTTTAAGTTCATCACCTAAACGTGCTTCATATAAAGCTCCTGCTTTTTCAGTACGTTCAGCTGATTTATTTAACTTGGTCTTGAATTTTTCTACTTCTACACGCTTTCTATCTGAAACGGATTCTCTTTGTGCAGTTTGTAAATCGCCTGACAGGCGTTTATTTTCTTCTGTAAGCATTTGTATTTGGTTCTGCATTTGTTGCATCATACCAGAGCGTTGTAATACTCCTTCTGTATCTGCTACTTCCGTTTGTTCTAAGACCTCTTGTTGGTCTATAATACCTGCTTGGTATAATTGCATATAGTAATCAAATCTTGCCCATCTGTTAGATGGTAGCGTTGAGCCACTTACGACAATAAGGTCATAATTACCTATTGTGACATCATTCATTCTTCCTAAGACAGAGCCAGTAAAATCATCGTATAAAGGTTGATTTAACTGTATTTCGCTTTGTGTGCCATCAGGCTTCATTAAGCGTATAATTTTTTCATCGGTATATGTTTGTTGTATTAGCTTAACAACAACCTTACCCAGTTGATTAAGCATAGCATCAACATCATCCAACTTTGATTTAATCCTGCGTTGTGAATATTCATCAATAGCAACAGTCCCTTTGTAAGTACTAGGTGCTGAACGTGGGTCACCACTTTGTAAAGGGTGTATTCCAAGTATATGATATATAGATTGTTTTGCATCTTCTCTATTTTTATATAATTCATTGGGCAGAGGAACAGGCCCAGCTACTATAGGTTGTCCTAATTCAGGGTCATATTCAATAACACCTGTACCTGCACGTGACCACTCTTCTTCGAGTTGTCTCCGATTCATTGAGCCTCGTGGTATTAGTAGTTTTGTGTTGGTTGAGGAACTGGCGTGAGCAATAATAAGACTAGTAATCTTATTAATATATTCTTGGATAGGCTTAACAAAACGAACATCGCTCATGGGGTATGGATTGCGATTATGCCTGTTCATCAAGGGTACGAGTGGATACTCGTCTATATCCATGATTTGTTCTGCTATAAGCACTCGTCCAGCTGAGAGCACACGCTTGATTCTATCTACTAAGACCTTGTTGCAAACAACAATATCCTCTGCCACTAAAAATTCATAAGTAACTAACTCTAAATTGGTTTCAGAATTTGGTATAGCACCTTCATGTTCTTTACCTGACATTGGTACAGGACTACCTGTTGTTTCATCCATCATTAGATGAAATGTTTCTCCTAGTGTATTGTACATCCCTAAGAGTTCGTCAATTTTATATTTATCAGTTACTACTTCTGTTCCTTCGGCATTGGTTATAATGAATGCAGGTTTTTGCAGAAACATATTGTACTCATCTTCTGCGTGTATTTCTTCTCTACCTGTTGTTGTGTCTAAGCAATGCCAAAATGGTAATTGTATTTTTTCATATCTATCTACCACCTGAAATGTTTGTTCGTCTGTGTCGTGTTGGGTTGGGCCAATTTTTTGCCCTAACTCAGATATATCATTCTGCGTTGCAGGATACATATCATTAGCACTTTGTGTCATTTGAGAAAAAAGCGTATTGCCTTCCTCGTCTTGTTGCATTAGTTGTGGATAGGCATTTTTTACTTGCTCCTCAGTTAATATTTTTGAAATAATAATATTACTAGCATCTCTGCAGAATGTATCTCTTGATGCAGGGTCTATAAATAAATCCAATGGGTCAATAGCATGAACACATACTTCTCCTCTTCCAAAATCCATCATAGGATTTACATAAGCCATCATTGCTCCCATGCCTTTTACATAGTAATCATCAATAACTTTCTTTAACTCTGTATTCCCGTTAGAAGTATCCCATATATAGGACATTATATCAGAAAAGACACGACCTACTTTCGTATCACTATCATCTCTACCTGTAGATTGAAATCTAGGTTTATTTGCAGTAAGCAATGCCTTTGCTTGTTCTACTGCAGGATGAATCACATTATCCATGATTGGACTTTGTGCACGATTTTTTAATACTTTTACTTGGTCAGGTGTCCATTGTGAGTTATTACGAAACTCATCATCTTCCATAGCCTGTTGTGCCCAGTCAGAGCGTTGACCATGATAATCACGAAGGAGGTCTTCGGATTTTAAAACTTCAGGATGAACTATATGTGGCATAAAATTGAGACGATTTTAAGAATGGCGTAGAGGGGGTTCTCAACACTAAACTGTCAACCAATCAACAATTTTACTTACTTTAGTTCCTAATTGAGGTGTTTTGTCTTCTTTGGATAAATGGCTTGGCATATACGCTCCTTTATTGGCGTAATAAAATCCATCTAATAAATCATCATGTTTTCCACGTGGAAATAGCAATAATTCATTTAGCAGGTCTTGCATATCTTTTTTAATATGCACTTGTCCTCTTGCAAAAATAGGCTGTAAGGACTCAAGTCTTCTGCTTTTTGAATTACGTGGGTTTTCTTTAATATTTAATCCTGCTATAAATAATTTCTCATCTTCACATCGTTTTATTACATATTCACGTAACATTTCTTGATACCCTACAGATTCGATGCGAGTCTTTTGGCTTCTGTATTTTCTAAAATTATTTACAATTTCTTCTGCAAGATTTAGTGGCGTAGCACGTTTTCTAAAATAAGGCAATACATACCTATTCCCTTCTTGGTCTATAGCAAGATTAAATATAACAGAGTAGTCTGCAGTTTGTTTAGTGCTACTAGCAGGGTCAACTCCAGTAAAGATATTAACAGGTATGCTTTTCTTTTCAGGGTATGTTAAATGCAAATGTCCGTTCTTTTCACTATCAATTGATATATGTCCATCATAATATCGTATATCATCTGCTTTAAATAGCTGGTCTTCGTCTCCTACTATTTCGCACATATATTCTCTATAGAATACAGATAGCCTATTAATTGACTCTAGCTCTTTTTTCTTTTGCAATAATTTTTTTATAGACCACCAATCTTCCCATAATGCCTTTTTCCCCTCAATGTCAGGTTTGTATGTTAAGTTTGTCCATCCGTGCATTGATTTTAATGTTTCCACCATGCAACGTTCATGTTGTGGAGTACCAATAACAATAAGTCTTCCTTTCTTAGGGTCTACAGAGGGAACTGCAGACTGCAAAAGCCATCGAAGATTCTGCTCCATAGCTTGTGCAGTCTTTGTATTGTTCTCATCTTCAGGGTCATCAATGATAATAAGCGTAGGACGTTGGTTCCCTATTTTTATTCCTCGTAACTGCTGACCCGTGCCTTTGCAGATTACCATTGAACCATCTTTTAATTCTATTTCTGTTTTTGCCCAAGATTTTGCACTATGTTGCCCCCAGTAGCCAAATAATTGACGCAAGGTTTCACTATAGTCTAACGTATCTTTTATTAAGCCAAGTAGTTTTACTGCGTGGTCTTGAGTTCTTGAGCATAACACAATTAATTTTTTTCCCTCACCAAAGAATAAATGATGCATTGGTAGGATACCACCTACTATAGATGATTTAGCGTGTCCTCTTGGGGCAATAATATTTATCTGTTTGTTTTCATAGTTCATTAAATGCTTAGATAAGTCATAATGAAAGTCAGGACTACTTGCAGAAAACATATTAGGTATTGCTACCTTGCCAAACATCATCATATCATGTTTGAGTTTTTGTAATATTGCCTTATCAGACACTAGTAGTCGTTACCCAGTAAATACTCTGTAGTATCAGCATATGCAGTAAGTCCCATGTCTTCTGCAACATCACGCATTACATTAATAAAACTATTTAGTTTTTTTATATCTTTTGCTTTTGCTTCTACTATTACGTGTTTTTTTAGATTTTGATTTA